AAATCCCAACCAATCAATTCAAAATCTTCTTGTACCTCTACTTTGTTTCCAGATAAGTTACGAGTAGAACCCATACCTCTTGATGAGATACCTAATAGAATACCAGCCTTCAATAATTCTTTTAAGATATTACCAGATGGAGTAGATAGAACTTCAACAGTTCCAACTAAATCATCACCGTCCCAATGAATCTCTCTAATATTATGAGAAACATTCTTTAAGTTGATTACAGTAGAATCCGGATGGTCTAATTCACCTAATGCTCTACGCTCTTTGATGAATTGTTCATACTTCTTAGCTTCTCTCATTAAGATTTCTTTCGGATAAATTCTTCCGTTTTGATTCTCAGCACCAGCTCTTTGTAGAATACCTTTAACAATGGTTCTTCCACCTTCATCTTCTTGTACCTTTCCCTCAAATAATTTTGTTTCTATTAAAAGTCCTTTCATTATATATTCTTAGTGTTTAAGTAAATCATTTATTACTTTATCGTATAATCTCATACTATTTGTATTACCGGCGCCATCAAATCTTTTTTCTTTTTGTAAATATGAAACAACTTTATTTTTTAAAAGTTTTTCAACATCATTATTTTGAATCATTTTTTTGATAGCTGCTTTAAAATCATCTAGTTCAGGAAATTCATTACCATCAGCATCTCTTGCTTCATTTTTACTAGCTCTTAAATCTGCTAAATCATCTCCCTCAATATCACCATCCTTATCAGCATCTAATTTTTTCTGCCCACCAACTAATGCTTCATTCTTATCACCCTTACCATTCCAAGCAGTATCTACTTTATTAAAAAATGCTTTCTTTTCTTCATCACTCATAGATGGGATAGATTTTCCAGCTTTTTCTAATGCTTTAGCAAAGAATGCTTGATATTCGTTTTCTTCTACCATTACTTCTTTAACTAATTCTTTTAGTCTTGATTTTGTAATTGATGTGTTCATATTATAATGTTCTAATTTTTTCTGAAAGATTCATTAGCCTTTCTTTTATCTTATGTAAACTCTTATTTGTTCTTTTATAGTAATCTCCTCTCTTAACTCCATTCTCATTCTTTATTTTAGAATACCAGTTAACAAATTTCTCTACCTCACCTAATTGTTGTTTGATAGATGTTACACCTCTACTCATTTTAGCTTTAGGTGAACCATCTCCGTTTTTAATTTCTAACCAACGATTTTCATTTAAACTAGCTTCCTCATCATCCTTTGCTAATATCATACCACTCTTATCAGCAATACCACCAGCATCTGCTGAACTAATTGCTGTTGGTTTCATTGTTAATGGTTTTTTAGAATTAGCAGGAACATCGTTTTTCAACCAATCCTTACCTTCTTCTAAATCATCAACAACTTCACCACCAGTTACGTTAGCTAATCTTTTGTTTTTCTTTGCAGTTTGACCTGGTTTAGAAAATGCCGCCGGAGTATCATACCCAGCAACTGCACCAGTTCCAGTCATTTCTTCCAATTCCTTTTCGTCTTGGATTTCTTTAACTATACCTCTGATTATTTCTTTTAGTCTATTTGACATTTACCTTTGATTTTAATTCTTTGATTAACTCATAAGAAAGCATGATAGATGAAACATTATTATCAGTTACAGTTTTACCAATTTTCATTTTTTCTAAAATAGAAATTGTTTCTGCTAATTTAATAGTAGTAACTTTATCTGATATTTTAGATTTAATTTCTTTTAGTTCTTTCACAATTTGTGGAAGTTCTACTGCTAAATAATCTTTAAATTTAGATGTATTAGACATGTTATTAATATACTCTTTTAACAAGCCTTTTTGTTTTTCATCTAAATTTGTGTATTTTTTATTAAAAGTTTCAACAAGAATCTTATAGGTTAGTAATCGTAGGTCTTTATCTTGTTTTTTGTAAGTTTCTATTAATTTTGTACTATCAGAAACAGGTTCAACTTTGTTTGAAGTTTGTCTTGAGATAATATTCTCAATTAACGTTATTTTTGAATTGAATACATCCTTAATATCGTAGTTTTCGGACTTCTTAGATTCAAATACTTTATATATTGAAGCTAATACTTTATAGTTAGTTATAGGAGATGTTAAAAATTGCTCTAATTCAAATTTTGAATTAATCTCTTTAATAAGATTGTATTTTTCTTTAGATAACTTAGCTACATTCAATTTAGAATGAGCTTGAGATACAGTTTCAACAAACATTTCAGCTTTTGATTCTGAATTGTATTTTTCTTTTAATAGTAAATCATAAAGACGTAACTCCTTATTTAATTCAGTACCAGATGCAAAGAATTCCTTTACTATATGTTTTGCGTTCTCCGTTTTGTCTCCATTAAGAACTTCTAATGTTATTTGTCTTACTAATAATTCAAATAACACTCCAGTGTTCTTAACTTTGGAATGTTTTATTTTTTTCATTTATTTACCCTATAATTTAACCTACGTCCATAAACTAACACATATAAATATAAACTTTTTAATGTTTATTAAAATTTACTGTCATCTAATAGGTTTTTTTCGTCTAAAAGGTCTGATTTTTCTGATTTTTCACTTAAAATCTTCTTTTTTGCCGAAATACCATTGAGATATTGTTGTGCTATTTTTTTATTTGATTCGTTAGTTCTAGTTTCTCTCTTTCTCTCTTTCTCATTTTCTTTATTTCCCAATGGGTCTCTACCTAATGGATGTTTATCTTTTCCATAAGTATTTCCCTCTCTTGGTCTACCACCTTTATCCACAATCTCCTGCTTCATTTTTTCAATTTCCTCCTCAACATTTTGTTGTTGTGGTGGGTTAGCCGGGTCTTGTCCTTGCTGTTCAATTGAATTATAACGGAAACGGTCTTTAAGGTCTAATACTAATTTAGCTCTTTCCATATCCATTTCATCTTCACTCATTCCAAATACATTATGGTAAACCCAATCAGTAGATAACATATTTAATCCCTTCATATCGCTTGCTAATCTAACTTTCTCACTCCAAAGATTTACTTTCTCTTGCTCATATATTGTAGAAGCGTTAGTTAAAGTAAGTTGGAAGTTTGTCATTTCTGAATCATCAATACCTTGTCCAGCCAAATGAACGATTGCAATCTTATATAATTCACTAACGATTGTTCTTTGAATTCTTTCGATTGTTCTAGCAAAACGAACATCTTGTGCTGCAAGAGTTGCTTTACCATTCACATCTTCTTCATATCCTAAAAAAGCTTTAGGTATCTTAAGTGCTGCAAATAATTTAGCCTTTAAGTAATCAATATCCTCTACTGCTGAATACTCTAATCCAGATAAGTTATCAATTGATGTTCCACTATCTCCACCTCTAACAGGTAAGAAAAAATCTTCCGTAAGGTTTTGAATATTGTATTTTAAATTGTAATCACCAGTATTCTTATCAACAAATGGAGTTTTCTTCATTTTGTTGATAATCTTTTGCATGTAGTTATCTACTTCATTAGGATTAATATTACCAATATCAATTTTGAATATTCTTTTTTCAGGAGCTCTCATAATACGATGGATTAGCATCGCATCTTCCATTAATTGTAATTGTTTCCAAACTCTACGGCCGTTCTCAATCATAGCCTTACCATATGGAAGAAAGTTTGTATCTGAAAGTAAACGGAAGTGGGCAATTTCATAGTTCTCATATTCCTTTTTACCAAATCTATCTAATTCAACCTTAAACTTAACGTAGTTTTGATTCATTGGGTCAGTACCTTCTAATCTTTCCGTATTATATACAGAATATGGAGTTACATTAATAATACCCTTTCCTTCTGCCATTTCTAATGCTAAAAAGAAATCTCCGTATTTTACAAGGTTTCTAGTCCAAGGCCAAAGGTTAAATTCTATGTTTATAATATCATAGAATAAGTTATGTAGTATTGCACTTACATTTTCGTTTGATGATTTGATTGTTAATATATCACCATACTCATTCTTTGTTGTTGATTCATCCGAATATATATCTAATGCTGATGCTATAATCGGGTCATTATCCATAGCATCATAATCTCTAAATAATTCTCTACGAACCTGATGATATGCCATTGATTGTGCACCCTGATTGGTTTCATAGTATGACCTTTGTAACTTTGTATATCTATCTCTTAGATTTACGAAGTTTGTATTCATTTGTTTTTCATCCGTATCAACAACTCTACGCTTACCATCTTTATCAACGGTAACAATAGCATTTGTTGAGAATAATTTCTTTAGTCTACCAAAAAAACTCCTATCATCTATTTCTTGTTCTGCCATAATTTATTATTAATTTCTACAAAATCCTATTTTGACATTATATGATATAAATATCGTAATTTATCAAAACACTACAACCATTGGGATAAATCTTCAAATCCATCGCCAACTCTCATTTTCCAAGGGTTATCATCTCTAAAATCACCGCCACCATATATTCCTTGAGATGCGTTTGATGTTATACCACTTACTGCTTGCTTTGTTAAATCAATACCTTCTTGTCTTAAACGAAGTGCAGTATCTCTTACCCAAAGTCCAATTGAAAATGCCATTACTAAGTCATCATTATAACCCTTCATAGCTTCAGCTCTACCATTCATATAGATAAATGTAAATAATTCATCTATCAAACGAGAAGAACGAACAACTACAGCTTTTTCTCTAAAGTAATCAGTTAATTTAGATATGATTAACGGACGGGTTTTAGAAGTGGTTGAAAAACCAGCTACCAATCCCTTATCTTCTGCTCTATACCTATTTGACATTTGATTCTCAACATCAATATATTTCAAATCCTTACTCATATAGAATAAGTTTTTATATCCTCTATCAATTACTTGCTGAATTGTTGCCCAACCAATATTTGCGTTCTCTACTACAAGCAATGCATCATTGTATTCAGTTGAAAGTGCTACTAAGAAGTTTCCAAAATCTTTTGTATCAACTTTACCTTTATATTCTGCTACTTGACTTGAATTAATTATATCAATTACATGACAAGTTGAATAGTCACCACCATCACCTCTAGCCACATCGGCCACAACCATATATGATTTAGAATAATCAGCATGCTCCCATTTCCAAAGATTTCCATCAAATCCACCCTTCTCAATTGGTTCTTGAATATATGTTTCTTTATAAAACATTAATAATTCAGGTTCAATTACAGTTTCACCAGAAGATACAAAATCGCAATCACATTCTTGTGCTGCTTTCTTTACACCTAATAATTTCTCTTGTTCATCTCTCCATTTTTGGTCCCTTTCAGGATGTACTGTCCAATGTAATCTGATTGTATTAAATGGATTTCTACTTTCTTCTGCACCAATCCAAGTTTGGTGAAACCAATTACCCACACCATTCGGAGTAGATAGTGCAATACAGCTACCACCCGTTGATAGGGTAGATTGCGCTGATACCCAAATCTCATCGATATCATCAATGAAGGCGGCCTCATCGAATATAAGAAGTGATAAGGCTTCCGAACGTCCTGCATCAGGAGAGGAAGCAATAGCCTTAATTTGAGAACCATTTTGTAAACGAAGGGAAAGTTTGTTATCTTCCATAGACCCACCCTTAAGCCATGTTGGGAGCAAATCATGCATTACTCTAACCTTTGTTACTAAGTTTTTTGCAACCTCTTGCTTTGTTGCAATTACCAACACATTAAAATCGGAATTGAATATCATTTTCCAAAGTGAAAACCCAGCACAAAGTGTTGAGATACCAGTTTGACGTGATTTCAATACTACATTAAATCTATTATCTTTAAATTGAGTTAGGGTTTTTTCCTGAAATGGAAATAATTGAAAAGGTATCTTACCTCTAACAGGGTGCTGAATCATACAATACTTCTTCATAAAATGTATCGGGTCTACCGCACATTTTTTATATTCTTCTGCAATAATCTCTTTTAGAGATTTCTTTTGTGTTATACCAGTACTCATACTAATCTTTAAGAGGCCTTACTAAATCGTAATTTTTAGGTTTCAATTTTTCATACGCCTCATTTCTTAACTTTGTAACTTCTTCTATTTCCCTTTCAAAATTAATAATATCAGTCATTATTTCCGCTTTCAATTCAGTAACATCCCTTTCCATACTCCAAGTTTCAATTGTACCATCTTCTTGAACTACTTCATATGTTTGCTTTGTATCATTATATGCTTGTTGGAATTGTGCAATTACATCTTTACCATGTGCAATCATATTAGAATACATTTTATAGTCTTCGTATTCTTTCCACAATCCATCGTATTTAATTTCAGCCTCTTTCAAAGTAAGACAATGTAAACAATACCCAGTTTTAGATATCATCTTTTTATCTACTCTAGTTATTTTTATTGTTTTACAATTATCTGATTTACAGCTATTCAACTTATCTAAATAAGCTCTTACTTCAGCCATAGTATCACCCAATTCTGATGTTTCTACCTTACCAGCTTCTAATTGCTGCCAAGACCTACCATCGGAATCAGTCCATTTTTCACCAACTTCTCTTTTTACCTTTTCTTTATCTGCTCCAGAAAATGAAATAAATGATTCCTTTTCATATTCAGCACCATGCATTACCATATCCACCAACTTTCTACGAGTTGGATGCATAAACTTTTTATTGAATTCCTTTGCCATACTATATACGATATATTTGTATATATAAGTATATCAAAATTAAGAAAACGATTATTTTGCGAAGAAAATACCTAAAATTTGATTTAGGGGTGCAAATGCACCTGTTAATTTATAAGTGTTACCACCATATACGAATACTAACCCCTCATTTGGTACAATTTTATCAAATCCACCCAAAGCTTGCATTCTACTTAATTCTAATTTAAGTTTTGCAATCTTTTTAGGGTCACCACTTGCTTTAACATCAGCTATTGTACTTTCCAAACGAGCTAACATTTGTTTAGTAGCTTGTTTTGGATTTGCTGTTAGTACCGAATCCATAAATGATAAAACGTCTGCACCAACTCCTAAAAATATCTCCTCAAATCTCATTAGATTTTGTTTTGATATTTTAGCTTGGTCATTCTTATCAGTTGAATCTGCCCATTTTTGTATTTTAGGGTCTTTTATATCTGCTATACGGAAACTCTTGTCACCAAAAGCCCATCTCTTTACTAATCCTATTTTTTGTTGTGCATCCAATCCCTTTGCATTCTTATTTACAAAGTTTGTCCACCAAGCTTGATGATAATCAGCTACTCCCGATTTATCATTTAATGCAAATTCAGATTGTAATTTAGTTATCATTGCTAAATATTTTCCTTGTAATTTAGAAAGGTTTTCTGATTTAGGCAATTTTTGCATTGGGGGTCCCTGAATTGTGTACTTAGATTGAACGTGTGCATTTACTTGCTTAATCATACCACCTAATACTTTTGCAGCTTCTTGATTTTCCCCAACTATAACACCTTCTTTATCATATTCGAATGTACCATGAAATACTAATAGGGGTTGATTGTATGGAATTACGTTTACAGAGGTTGGATATATTACTTCTAAGTTCATAAAACAAGCGCCATCTTTAAATACCTTTTTTCTTTGTGGTTCAGATAACGCAGATATTGCTGCTGATAAATCTTTCATTGCGAAATTATATGCGTCTGTCAATCCACCCCTACCACCAAACTTTTCAGCTACTTGTCCTATTGTCATAGCACCCTCACCTTTGTTCTTTAGATGCGATTTATTACGAGCTGCAACTAATCTTCCATTTACCCAACTAATTGCTAATGCTTGTCCATCAGTTTTTTCTCTTACAGTTTCCAAATCACCATTTAGTGCTTTAGTTACAATATTTTTTAAATCTGCAAAAGTAAGATTCATTTCAATATCAAATGGATGGTTCATATGCCCATAAGCACCACCTTCCATTATTAGAGATTCTTTTATAAAATCATTAGGAGCTTTTAAATCATGCTTTAATATACGATTGTACTTATCGGTTGTATCTTTGTGATTATCTATTGGTAATTTTTGGTCTACTGCTTTTTTCTTTTCTCTCTCAGATGGTATTTTATCAAAGAAATCCCAACCTTCTAAGTTATCTAAATAGTATCCTTCATTATCATAATCATCCCAATTTGCATTCCATTGAGTACCGGTTGTTGAATTACCATCATTGTAGAAGGCTCCATTACCACTTGCTTCAGCTATACTATCACCTTCAATACTTGATAACTTTTCATAATAGTTAATATCTTCCCATAAATGGTCCATAGCGATTTCAGTTGCAATACGAACATCAGTTGTATGTTCCATTTCAACTTTAATACCCTTCATTAATTTAGGTTTGATATATTCTGCTGCAAATTGTTTTGGTTCATAGTATCCTTTCTCATCATACTTCTTAGCCAAATCAATTAGCGTTTTACCTTTTGCTAAACCACCAGGAATTTTATCTTCATCAATCTCCTCATATCCACTCATTCCTTTGTTGTTAAGTTTCTTACTATTCTTCTTAACATCTTTACTATCAGGTGCTCCATTAATATATCCACCCGGCAAACTTAAACCTACACCGGCACCGCCAGGCAATCCCATTTCTTTTAATGTATCTTTTTTAGGAATTCTGAATGTTACTGCTTTTTTACCATTGATTGTTGGCATTCCCCACTCATCTTCACCAATATTTTTAACAACTACTTTTTTATTTTTGAATTTACCCATTAATAGAGTATCACCAACTTTTACGTTTAGTTTAATTTCTTCATTAATACATTCTTTTAAGCTCTTTAACTTAAGAGTAATTAATTTGAATATTTGGTCATCAAACTTTGGATATGCTTTTGTAAAGTTTTTCTTTCTATCAGCTGCACTTCCTGCACTTAACCAATAACGAACATCCGTACCACTAATAGGATTTGATGTAGCGGGTGCTGCATACACATATCCTCTATCTAAATAGGGTTCAGTTATTTTTCCTTTATATGGAGTAAAATACTTACCACTTAAACGATTTTCATCTTTCTCACCAACTACAACTATTAAACCAGTTGTATCCTCATCATATTTATTTAGAATTTCTTCAGGTGCATAAGGATTTTTAATATTAACAATTTTGTTTGATGGAATACCAAACATAGTTGTCATTATTGCTTTCTTTTCCTTAAAATTAAATGGAGATTTTTTTGAATCGGTAACATTAGAAGTTCCGATATATACGCTATCCTTTCCGAATTTGCGTACTAAATTATCATAAGTTGCGTAATGGCCCTTATGAAAAGGTTGAAAGCGGCCCGAATAAACAACAACTACTTTGTTTATGGAATCCGCTTCCAACAATATTGATTCTACTAAAAACTTTGCTAATCCTTTCATATCATATAAATATTGAGGATTAATGTTTTACAAATTATTTAGCTTGTTGAGCTTGTTGTTCAGCCAATTGCTTTCTAGTTGGTGCACCCGGTTGATATTGAACCGTACCATCTTGTAAATTAAGTCTTCCAGCTGGGTATTTATCATCTAATGATTCTAAAACTTCTTTTAACTCAATGCTTGTGTTTTTAAATTCAGCTTCTCCTTTCTCAAGTAAAGAATCTAATCTAATCAATTCATCTGCTATTTCCTGTTTTCTAACATAAATTTGTCCAAACTCAAGTAATAATTGATTTGATTTATCATTTAATGAGTTTATTGTAGCTAAAATAGATTCATCTACTTTAGCAATTTCAATCTCAATAGATTGTTTTTGTGGAATGTTATCTAATCCTGCCATAATTTTGTTTTTTATTGTTTATATATATAAGTATATTGTTTTTTTATTTTTATAAGAATTTTTTCAATTCATTTATAACCATTTCGGAAGTTATTGATTTGGTACATTCAAATTGACGTTCCGTACCCTTATGGTCAGGACACCAATTCCAATCACCAGCATCCAATCTAATTCTGTTAAAGCAACCCTCACATTTTCCTTTAGGTGCCGCAACTCTATAACAATCTTGCATTTCTGCCCAATCATAGGAAAATCCACTAATTAAAACAGTTGGTACATTTAAAGACCAACTCAACCAACTCAACCCACTTCCAATACCAATAAATGCTTTTGATTTTAACATTTCATCCATTACCAATTCTAATGGGCCATTTGGGTGCTTAATTATTCCTTTTGGTAATTTATTTCCCATATAATCATCACCCTCTTTGGATACTAATTTAACTGTATATCCTCTTTCCTTTAACCAATCTACTACATCTTGCCATCCCGTTGGGTTATTCCAAAATTTAGATTGTGCAGTTCCAAATACACCAATACAAACTTGTTTAAGGCTTGGGTCTATTTTAACATTTCTTTTTTTAATTAAAGTTTTTACTTCTTTAAAATCTAAACCTAATATATCAGAACACATTTTTTGCATTGTTTGTGTTTTTGGGTCTATTGGATTTTTAAAGAAATTTATAGAACTATCATCATTATAAAACAACCCAACACAATACATTGCGTATAAATTTTCAACAGCTTTGCCAGGCTCTACAAATTTTACATTAGGATATCTTTCTTCAAACATATGATTCATAAATGTAGAAGTTATAACTTCACACTCATGTTGTTTTCTAAACTCCTCAACATATGAAACCCAAGCTAATGAATCTCCTAAAGCCTTTGAATCCATTGCGATATAAACACGCTTACCTTTTGCATTATAAACATATTCGTACCATATTTTATCATTTTGATAAATAACAATTTTCCATTCTACAAAATATTCTATACTACATTTACACCAACAATTATTTTTTATATTTGTAGAATAATGTACCTTTCCAGTTTTATTATCTATAAATTTAACTGTATATTCAGAATCTATATTTCCTTTAATTTCAACATATGGTCCTTTAACAAAATGAATTATCACTTTATTTTTTACCTCAACTATATTATTTTTATTTTTCTTTAAATTATCGTATATCATTAACTCCAAGTTTTAACTGTTAAATCTAATAAAGAGAATCCCTCTGCTTGCTTACTATATACTTTGTTTGTTGTATATCTTAGTCTTGGGTGATTTATAAATACATGATTATACCAAAGGTCACCAACATCCCAGCCACAATCTACCAACCTATCCATCCACCATTGTTTCTCTCTATTAGGAATTAAATAACAATGTGCAAGGTCTTGATTTGCTGCTGTCTTTGAAAACAACTCATCTATTTTTTCTTTTTCTCTTGATGGATTATCTGCAAATGATATGAATGGTACATTATCTCTCTCTGATAAGAAACATGCTCTATGTACTATTTCAACAAATTCTTCCAAACCAGTATAGATAAATGCATCGGCTTCAAATACCAAAGTGTAATCAAAGTTTCCAGTATCCATCGTTTCCAATGCCATTCTATGTGCCAAATAACAGCCATAGTGTCTACCAGTCATCCAACCTAAACCAGCACCAGGGTATAATTCTCCCGGCTTATTATCTTTACTTATATGTTCAGGTCTTCTACAATTTTCAGCAGGTGCAAATCCTTCATATGGTTCATTTACAATTGGTTCGTAATACATACCATATTTTTCTAATTGTTTGATAGATTGAATAGATACTCTTTCTCTCATATCATCCGGCCTAGTCAACATATGTTTTATTTGAATACGAGGCTTTTTACGAATGAATGAACGAAATCCTTTATCAAACTGCTCATAGAAAAATTCATTTGCAGCTTGTGTTACTCCGTGAAATACTGTATAATCATCTCCACTAATAATTCCACCTGGCTTTACTTTGTTGTACCAAACTTTTACATCTTCCATTAAAGAATCGTAAGAATGTCCAGCATCTAACATAATAAAATCTATACTACCATTTTGAAATTGATTAGCTGCATTATGTGAAGTATCTTTAATTGTATCAAATGTACCATAGTTATCTGATAAGACTGTATTATCTATGAATTCATAAAATATATCTCCATTAAATGTGCCAACAATATTTTGATGCAATTCTTCATCATCAGTTCCTTTCCAAGTATCTACGCTTGTGAATTTAATATCTTTACCAGACTCTTTAATTTTTGTTGCTAAATGATTTGTTGATTTACCAAACCATGCACCCACTTCTACAAATGTTTCACCACCTTTAGCGGATTCAACCATTTCATTATATAAATCAGTATATGCAAACCAACCAGGTATTTCATTAAATTCAGGTTGTAGTGTTTCTAATATAACTCTCTTAGTTAATTTTAAATCATCGTTAATATAAGTTACTAATGAATTATTATCGTATGTATCTAAATAGGTGTGTAATTTTCTAAATATAGAAGGTAGTTTATATGATAGAGCTTCTTTAACTGATAATGGATTTAATTCTATTTTAGATGCAAAATAAAACATATCACTTGCTGCATAGAATGTATCAACATCAGTCCTCTCACCCCATATGACACAATTTTCAGGTTTATAATCCATTAAAGGTCTCCAATAGTGTTCAAAGTTTCCAGCCTGATTTCCTACAAAATGAAATTTAATTTTATATTTTTCTAATTGTCTTGCTATTGAAAATATTTCACCTTGATTTTTACCTGGTGCAAATAAACCAACATTAAGTACATGCTTCCAAGTTGGGTCTAATCCCAATTCTTTTTGGGCCTCCTCCTTATTAAATTCATATTCTTCAATTGGATATTCCCATATATCAGTTTCAACGCCGGTTTCAATAAATCGTTGTCTACTCCATTCAGATACTAAAATGTACCTATCAGGATGATAAGCTATTTCAGATGGATTTGTTAATGAACCATGTGTAGATGCTACAATAAAATAAGGTCTATCTTTTCTAAAAATAACGTCTAATGCAAATAATGGTAAATCAAATTGTGGTATTTCCTGAAAATGAATTATATCAGGTTTAAAATCCTCAATAATTTGTAATATTCTAGATTTATCTTCTGCTAATGTATGTACTGGTACTAACGACTTTATTCTATTTTTTTGAACCACAAAAGCATTTCCACCACTATTGTTTATTTCAACAACTTCAATTTCAAAATCTTTTATGAATTCTTTTACCTGCTTATATAGGTATTGCGGTTGACCCCCAGTAGAAAGATGCGGAGCAACATAAAGTAACTTCTTTTTAGACATATTCTTATTAATTGTAACAAAGATACAAAATTATATTGAAACCACCAAATTTATTTATTCAACGGATTCAAATATAACAACACCTTCTTTTAAATCTATTTCACCCTTTGGATATGTTTTTTCCAAATCTTTGATAACTTGATTAAATTCTAAACCAATTTTATCAGATTCAGTTTCTACACCTTCTTTAACAGATTCCAATCTTTTAATTTCCAATTGCAATTCTCTAATTCTCAAATGAATTTGTCCTAAATTCAGTATCAATTCATTTGCTTGAGTTTGATATGATACCAATTTGTCTAATGTTTCCTTTGGTAATTGTTCAGTCTTTTGTGCCATAATATATTATTTATATATAAGTATATATTTTTTAAGAATTAAGTTTAGATTCTAAATCCCTAACTTTTAAGGTTAATTCTTGAACTGCTTTCCATAGAACAAATACTAATCCTTGCTTATCAATACCAGATGTCATCCATTTTTTATCTCCAGTTGGATTTTCCTCATCCTCATAATGCCAATCAAAATCAACCCAATCTTCAAAGCCAGCAGCAACTACTTCTTCCGCAATTACACCGGTTTGAATAGGAGGATTTTCTAAATCCTTATCAGCTTTCCAATAGTAATTTACAATTGGAACACTTAATATTTTATCTAATAAATTATCAGGTTCCCAACTTGTGATATCATATTTATGCCTTATACACGAAGTATCTCTACCAATAGTCCAGTTACTAAGTGATATTTCCAATCCTCTACGAGTTCCACCACCAGGACTATATAAACCAAATAAATAAACCGTAGGAAATGTTTCCCCACCCTGAGTTGTATATGTTAATTGTCCGGCTTTTCCATTACTTGCTTGCCAGTTAGTAAAACCAGTTCCCAATGTTATATTATTACCATTAGTATTAATGTGTCCAGCAGATGCTTCTATATTAATTGCATTTCCACCACTTGTACCTTTTATCTGAACAGTTGAGTTTGTACCATCTCCAGTTAATTCGTACCATCCCTTTGATTTTAATATTGGGTATGCCGTTGATGTATTTTTTTCTGCTTTAAAATATTTGTTTGTACCAGATGCAATTTGTATTCCTGAACTTGTCAACTCAACTATTTCAGTAAGTTTATCCAATTGTATTCCTGGGAATGTTTGTGCAAAGAAAATATCAACATTACCACTAATAACAGTTCCCCATTGGATATGCCAAGGGTATGCATAATATGTTACACCTGCTTCTAAAGTAAGTGTTTGATTACTTGTTGCTGTTCCTGTAACTGATGCACCAGAACCACCACTAAAAGTTGAAACATAAAAGTAACCTGCTGTTAGTGATGTGATTTTGGTGCCAGCGGGATCATCTGTAGAGAATATATCAAATCCAAACTCTCCATTAATTTCACCAGACCAAGGTGTATTTGGAGTGACTCCTACGTTATTAGCAGAAAAATCAATATCACCATCTGAAAATGTACCAACAAATCCATTTAAATTAATTGCTGTACCATTACCAGCCGTAAGTGTGTAAGTTTTAGTGTAACCATTACTCAAATATGTACTGGAATTAGCCGAACTAATTGAAGGTAAGGCATCATTTATTGTAGCTACAGTAAAAGTGACAGGACTTCCTCCAACTTCTGATAAAGAACCTTTTTTTAATATTAAATCAGGATTGCCACTTGCGGTTGTTTTTATGTAAATACTATTATTAGCTGCATCTAAAAATAAAGTATTTAAATTATTTTTAATTAAACCAGAATCAATTATCCATCCATCAATACCTCCTAAATAACCACTATCAGCGGTAACTGAACCTGCAATAGTCAAATTAGTACCATCAAAAAATAATCTATTACCTAATGAAAATTTATTAGTAGTATCTACATAGAATGGTGTATTTAAATTATTATAAGTACCAGTTCCTATGTATATTTTACGATTAGATGTTTGAGCATCCAATACTATTTGAGGATATACATCTGAGCCTACTGCAAATTTGTTAGAAAAATAACCTTGAACACCAGCAACCACAGGTGCATATACAAAATTAGATGATATAAACGTGCCAGTAAATGCACCATCTGCTAATTGTTGAGTTTTAGCCACTGCATTAATAAATGCTGCACTAGCGGTTAAATTAGCTATATTTGCTGCTGACGTAAGAGCAATTGCTGCTGAACTTGATGCTGAATTATTTGCGTATGCTTGCGTTGATGCATTACCACTACCTCCAGCTACTATATTCAAATCACCAGATAATTCCAAACCAGTTCCGGTCCATCTAAGATAGTTAGTACCTGCTGCGTTTTTTAAAGAAAATCTTGGTTTGTATGTAGTTGGCCCAGTTCCATCATTATAGATACCCAACCATATACCAACTTGGTCATATCCAATTGTACCATATTGACCTATTGCCATATAAGGGTCTTCTCTACCACCAGCCAATACAATGTTTGCAAATGCACTACCACTATTGTTACCAACGTTAATTGTGTTTTTTACAAATGATTCTTCAAATATTGCAATCTTAGCTGCCACAAAGAATTCTTCTTCTCCTAAAAATTGCCACCAAGCATTATCACCACCAGCAGTTGGTGCATGATAATTAACTAAAGTACCTTGCTTATTATAAGTTGTAGGTCCACTTCCACTTATTGCTGCGTAATAAGTTACCGGAGATGTTCCATAGATAACGGCATCTCTTCTTGTATTTTTAGTCTCAACTGAACCACTATAATCAGTTGCATTGTTCCACTCACCTCTCATTACAATACCAGGTCCAGTTGACCCTTCTATTTGTATTGATAATGATTGTGTTTTATATAGGGTTTGTCTACCTTCACATTCAATTTGATATACAATTTCAGCAATACTATTTGTTTGTGGGTCTGCCCAATTTGTTATTGGTGGCATTTCAGCAGGTACTCCAGTTACATAGCTTCCCACTAACCAACTATTTGGTAAAGTTAGCCAAGATGATTTAGTATATATAGAAACCCTACATTGATTTGGGTATCCAGTTTTACCATATGCATCTACTGCAGTTATAGGACTCCATCCGGCCGGCTGATTTGTTAATTCTTGATTACCTCTATATACTCTAACTAATGTACCCGTTCCAGATGTTCTAAATTCTCCAGATACTCTATAAACTGCTGATGAATTTTCATTTGTTAATTTAACATCATATGGAGCTGGTGGTTCAAATTGTACAGAAATAGATTGTGTTACAAATTGAACTTGTCTTCCACCATATACTCTATCATTTTCAAAATCTACCTTATATACAATTGTACCCGATGAACTAACAGCTGGTGCGTACCAACCAATTATATCTCCAATTGAAGCTGGACTTCCAGCTGGGAATTTATTAGCTGCTGTTGTAATCCAAGACGATGTTGTAAATATTGATGCAGATGAATATCCTAATATACCAATAACATTATCTTGGAAATCATAATCATCAGGATATGTTGGTGCCGGATACGATGTTACGTTTGTTAATTGTTGTGTTCCTTTAAATGTGGTTATCTTCATTCCAGTTGCTTTGAATGAACTTGTCCACAAATTAGCTGTCATAGCACAATTATCATTTGATGATACTATTTTATAAGCATCTGCTCCAGCCTTTATACCAGATATTGTTAATTGTCCTTCTGCTCTAATATCAGATTGTTGTAATGAAGTATATACAGGAGCTTTACCATCCGTAAGTTTAACTTTCCAAGTTTTATTTTCTCCAGGCCCAGCTGCATCAGCCCCATCAATTGGTCCAAATGTATATGATGGTGGTGTACCTTCTAATGGTTGAGGTCCATCATAAAAAGTTTCACTACCATCCAATTCAACATAATATAAATAAGCGTTTGGACCTGCTGTTACTCCAGCTGAATACGAACCTGTTGTATTAAATGCACTTACTATTAAATCAATACCACTTTCAGGTGTAGTTTTTCTACCATCTCTATTATAGTTTACAGTATATGAAGATGCTTTAAAATCTACTTTACGAGCTTTTGCAGCATCTATGTTTTTTGTAAATGTTTGAGTTCTAGTATAAATTGATGAAGTATATGAATGCCCAGCTCCTAATGCAAATGGATATACTTGAATTGTATAAAGTGCACTTGCCGAAACGTATGGATGGTCAAATCTATTATAATTTATAGTTGCTGTACTTAATGATGAAGATGATAATGAACCTGTTCTGATATTCCATATAGAACCTCCTCTAGTTTCAATTGAGTTTATTCTCCAAGTACCAGGAGCTATTGAACGTGTTGTGAATGTAAGAAAATCATCTCCTTCTTTAACTTGTATTGTTGTATTTGCTGGAGAATATCCAACTGGAGTTACATAACCAACTTCATCAGCTGCTAATGTTACTACCGATGGAGTCATTAATATTTGTATAGGTGGTGCTCCTTCTAATACTTTTGTATAATTTACAATCACACTAGCAGTATAGATAGATGATGTATAATATGGATGTATTATAAGTGGATATTCAACACTACCACTTAATTGTGTAAAATTAGATGATGCACTTACTATTAACGATGCCGTATATGGTACTCCAAATGATGAAGTAAATTGTATATTACCTGATTTAATATTTTTTTCTATTATTGAACCAGTTGCTATATAGAATGTACCATGTGTACTTAAATTATTTAAAGTATATGCGCTTGAACTAAATGCAAGATATCTAGAACCTTGTTTTAATTTAATATCGGTAATTGAAGGTCTAAAATCATTTATAACACCTCTTGAATTAGCTCCCAATGTTACGGCGATTGGATTTACTTCAAATACAATACTCTCATCTCCTTGCTTACCTTCGGGTACAATTGTAAATGTTTTATCTAAACTAACCGATGCAGATGTCCAAGGTTCAGTATATGTAAATGTTAGTGTTAAATTTTTAGTTTGATTTAAAGGACTTCTTACATAATTTAAACCAGATGGAGCTTGTGATGGGATTATATTTTTATTATCATCAGTTGCAACAACAGTTAGTGTTGGGTGTAAACTTTGAGTATGATAATACATCCAATATTCAGGAACCCAATCTTTATTAATTGACATTGATGGATAAATCTGAAACGAAGATGTTACTGCTTCTAATGTACTTGTAGTTCCTCTTTTTGCAAAAGAAGCGGTAGCAAATCCAAATGAAGGTCTAAATTCAATTTCCGTTCTAGGATTTATTGTAAATGAATCAGCATTATAAGTTACAGTACCACTATCCAATCCATCTTGCAAATCTTCCAATATAATTGATGCTAACACAGAAGATGATACAGCGTAAGCTGGACCAGATGCTGCAGATGATGATGGCATTAAGTAAACTATTCTTCTGAAATCAATTGAATCTCTATTGAATACTGCATTATAATCTATTTGGCTAGTACCTAATGAACCTGTTGATAATCCCACAATCATATTACTTGCAGTAACATAAGATAAGTTTACAAACTTTTCATTTCCTTCTTTAGAGCGAGAAATAATATGAAGTTGAATATTTGAAAAGTTTTTATAAGATTGTTTACTTAATAAAATATCATTAATACCATCAATTCTTACCGCTTGAATTTCCAAAGATGATGTACTACTATTTCTAATTTGAGTTCCTCTATAAGGTCTAATAATATGATTCACACCACCAAATCCATCTAATATTTTATATATGTTAATGGTATCGGTAAATCCCTCACACTCTCCTGTCAATTTTACTAATTGAACATTTATATCACTTCTAGAACCTGTGAAATCCTGAACTCTCATAAAAACATTACTAGTTCCAATTCCTTGTAATAATCCAGGATATTGGCCGCTTCCTGAATACAATGGGTCTGGCCCAGCGTAAACTGATGCGGTATATTGAGATGAAGATAATGCGTTTCCAAAGAAATCAAAAGATTGAGACGTATAATGTACCGAACCTGTTAATAAAGTTTTTTGTTCTTCTATTGTTATAATCGTAGGTGGTACTGGATTTGAACCAGAATCAAACTGAAATCCTGTACTTGATGCTACTAATCTTAATTGCTTTCGTATTGTTTGTAAGTTACCACCATCAAAAGTTTTGGTTTCTTCAACCAATACAGGTATATAATTATTATTTATATCATAAAATTCAAAACGATATATAAACGTTTCTGCAGGTAAATTTCTTGGTACTGATTGTATAAATGTAATTTCATCAGGAGAGAATGCCGTTTCTTGCGATGCCTTTAAACTAACATCAGCTATGTACCAATCAGTTCCCCTCACATCAAAATATAATTTAGCATTATCAATTTTTTCTGCTTTTATATTTTCACTAATATTTTGTTTTTGAAGTAAAGCGTTTTGAGTTTTTAATGTTAATATACTTTGCTTTACTTGTAGAGTAATTGGTGAACCATTTATTGTTGTTTGTCTAGAACCACTTAGGTATGCTTCAATATAATTACTAGCATTTCCAACTGCTTCTTTTTTAACATTAAAATTTAAACTATATTCAATACCCTCATTTATATTAAAAGATTTTGATGTAAAGAATTTTTCAACACCAATAGTACTATTTAATTTAACTGAATTGTATAAAAATGTTTGATTAAATGTGGTTACTAAATTATTTGAAGATGTTATCCAATATCCAAATGGATACTGTGATTTAAAATTTAAATTATCAAATAAACCATAGTTTTCTTGATTTTTTGTAGTAGATTCCAAATCAACTAAAAGTTCATTTGATTCTAATTGTATTTCTTGAACAAATTGGAAATCAGATAAATCTGCAGTTGATTTTCTAAATATTTTAACTCTAGCACAATCACCAACAAACGTAGTTAAATCTGCTAATGTTATTTTTGCAAAAGAACCAGTTAGTGCCGTTTTTAAATTATCAACCCCCTCCGTATAATTAAATGTTGCAGTAAATGCTTCATTTGTAAAATTTTCAATTTGTGCAGCTGAACCCAATGCCGTATTAGTATATGGTGGTTGTACTATTATTTCTCTTGAATTAATTACTTCTGTAACTAATGGTGAATATTCTATACCAGGAATATCCAAATATGTTCCTACAACAGATGCTGTCCAAAACGTGTTTCCAACGGTTGTTAGTAAATATTCTGTGGCTTGTGTGAAATTTTTTAGTTGCTGTCCTACGTTTGGAGTTAATGCCTGCCCATTTACAATTCCAGTTTGAATTTTTGAAGTAACTACATTTGAAAATATTGGTTTAACTATTTCAGTAATACTAACTTGAGGTCTTACATAAAATCTTACGTTATCTTCATTTGATAATAATCTATTAACTTTAAATTCTCTTTCCCATTTAAGATTATAAATACCAGCCCATTCATCAGGAATTGGTTGAGTGATACCATCCGCATCTATATAAGTTTTCAGTTCACCCAATACAGTAATTTTTGCATTACCAATTGGAGTATCCTCATATATGTAAACTGCGACTAATTTTGATAATCCTTCATAATATTCAGGAACACCACTACCAGGTTCAAAATAAATTGGATTACCATCAACATCTAAAATTTCTATTTTAATTTCAGTACTCTCCTTTAAATGCTGGGAGCCTTCAACTAAAAACCCATTTTTACCTCCTGTAAATGTTTCTTTAAATTCAGTTATTCTAAAATAATCAGAATTTGGATTTGTATCTGTTACAAATGTTTGAAAATAAGTTAAATTTTGCGTTAAATTATCCGCATATTTTTTGATTCTTGCCATGTATGTTCCTATTAATTACTAATAAATATTATGTTTAATATTTATAATTATTAAAATCTAAAGAATAATAAAGAAATCTAAAGAAACGTTATGAAGAAGTACGCAATGATACAAATAGATGCTGAAATACATCAGGCATTAAAGGAATTTTGTAAAGAGAAAGGATATAAGATAAATGGGTTAGTAGAAACCCTTATAAAAGAAAAGGTGCAGTCTTTAAACAAGACCACACCTAAAAATGTATTACCAGTTACTAGAAATTAATCTTACTAAAACCATCTACTTTCTTAATTTCAATAAGTCCATCTACTATATCTCTCATTTGTTCTAAGTGAGAAATAACCCAAATGAAATCAAATTGAGTTTTAAGATACTGCATCATCATAAATAAGGATGATAGATTATCCGCATCTAATGTTCCAAACCCTTCATCTATTACTAAGAAGTTTGGTCTAGGTAGGTTGCATATGTTAATTAGAGCCACTCTAATCGCTAATCCCGATATGAACTTCTCCATACCACTACACATCTCTAAAGCCCATTCCTGGTCTTCGTAAACGATTCTAGCGTTAATGTTCTTTCCATCAGTATCCATTGATATTGAGAAGTCTACCACTTGTCCTAATATGTTGTTCACTTCGTTTTCAATTGCTGGAAGTGCTTTGGATATTAACTCATATGGTACACCATCTTTCTTAACTGCATCTAAGTAGAATGTATATAATTGATTTTTACTTTCCAATTCTTTTACTTCCTCCATCTTAGCTACCATATTGTCAATGTAGGTTTTTGTTGCACCTACCTCTGACATTAATTTTAACATCTTTTTATTGACATTAGATATTTGAGTTTCAATACCTTGCTTTTCCTCTTTAATATTTTCAATTTGATTTACTAAAGAAGTATTGTTTGTAATTGTTTCTACATTATCATTATATCTTTTAATATCAGCCTTTGCTGTTTCTAATTGATGTTGTAGTAATTCAATTCTTGATTCTGCGGTTTTACCATCGGCTTCTAATCTTTCTCTTAATGTAATTAATCTACTATGCTCATCAGTCCATTGTTTCCATTGACGGAATTGGTCTTCAACTCCAGCCAATTCACCTAATTGAGTTATAAGAGCACCATGTAATATGTTTAGTATTTCTAATTGATTACCTTGCTCTCCTAATTTCTTTTCAGTTTCATTTGCATCCTTTACGAATACATTGTTCATACAAAAGTTACAATTAGGGTCATACTCATGCTCTGCTAAATGTGATAACTTCTCTTTGTTGGTTTCAATTGTTTGTTCTAATAATTCAATCTGATGTAATGTATCTTTGATTTGCCCTTTAACTAAATTCAATTGTATTTGAGCATCACCAATATCAGTTCCGTTTATAGTAACTTTAGAATCAACCATTTCTTTGGCTTCTCTAACCAATTCTTTAGCCTCCGTATGCTTTTCAACTAATTTGTATTTAGTACCACCCCAAGTTGTTAAATCACCCTCAATTGTTTTAAGTTTTGAATTTAGAGTATCAATGTTTAAATTACCTTGTATTGGAATGATTTGTTGGGATAGATTTATTATTTGTTCATCCAA